AATAGCAGACAAGAGCTGTGGGAATTACGACAGCTCCTACACTATCTCAAGGGCCGACAGGTTGGCTTCTATATTCCGACTTTCTGGAAAGATGTTTCACCGACCCAGGATTTAGCTATCGGCACCACGACTATGACAATAACGAACATTGGCTACAATGTCAATGCCCAAGAGAGATGGCCCAAACAGGTGATCCGTGTTCATCTGAAAGCAGGCACTATATTGACCAGGACTATCCAGAATAGCTCGATTGTGAGTACGACGGAAGAGCAGCTAACCGTGGACACTCCGTGGCCCGCGACTTATAGCCCTGACGACATCGAAAGAGTAGAATTTTTAGAAAAAGTCAGAATAGATGTTGACGACATCACCATTGTTCATTATAATGGGTTAGGACAGGCCGAATGTGTCGTGCCTATTAAAGAGACGGAGAATACTTAATGACCTTTGCAGCATACGAAGAATCACAGGCCGCTGGAAGTAGGATAGAGCTATATACGCTAACTATTGGTAGTACAATCTATCGAATGCACGATTCAGTAGAAGTGTCGCTTAATATCGGTGGCGACGATTTCTATCGAGTGCAGGTAAGCCGTGGCCCGATTGCAACAGGCCAAGAGTCTTTAGAAATCGGACTACCAGGAAACCACGAATTCTCACTACAGTTTGCCACGATTGCTCCAGGACAAACGGCGACACTGACAATTCAAGCGTATCACCGAAACGATCCGGCTACAGAAGTAAAGGTTGTTTATAAAGGCGTTGTTCGATCTGTTGCGTTTACGCAGAATGCAGCGAAATCAGCGATCTCACTTGTGCCCGTAAACGAAGCACTGGATAAATTAATTCCAGAGCGAACATTTCAAGCCGCATGTAATAACGTTTTATTTGATTCAGACTGTAAGGTCTCGGCTGGATCATACTCACATACAAATATTGTTTCAGCGATCTTAGGCAATGTGGTAACAGTAACTGGACTGCTATCTGCAAAAGGTGATGGTTGGTCAACCGGTGGGTATGTTAGTTATGGCACTCTCGATTATCGCCTTATTCTTGAACAAGACGGTGACGACTTAGTATTAGTGCTGCCGTTCCACGCGAATGTCACCGGCCAGACTGTCACTGTGTACGCAGGTTGTGATCATTCGATTGCTGTATGTGCTTCTAAGTTTAGTAATGATATTAACTTTGGTGGCTGCCCGTATGTGCCAACAAAGAATATTTTCTTGACAGGGATAAAATGATGAGAACCCAGGTAATAGCAATTATCTTATATTCTATTCTTAACCTAAGTATGATGATGGAAGTACCTGACGAGGTCAATGTCCAGAAAGCTGATTTCGGGCTCACACTACTTTTATGGGTTGCGTTATTTGCTCTCAGTCAACTACTAACTCCTGATCCAGAAGTTGAGAATGCTCGGCCAAAAACATTAGATGACTTTAACTTCCCTACAGCTACTGAGGGCCGAGCGATTCCGCTAAACTGGGGTACTGATAAGCTCAAGGGGCCGAACGTAATTTGGTATGGCGATCTACGAACCGTACCGATTGTCGAAAAGATCAAGGTCAGCCTGTTCAAGAAGAAGAAAGTTACTACCGGATTTCAATACTACCTGGGCTTTCAGATGGGTATATGTCACGGCCCTGCTGTATTGAAAGCGATCTATATCGGTGATGAAAAGGTTTGGTCTGGTACGCAGAGCACTGACGGAGAAATTGCAATCAGCACTAAAGATCTAAGAGGAACATTCTCTTTCTATACAGGCAGTACGACACAAAGTGTAAACAGTTATTTGGCTACACATCAAAACCCATGTCCGGCCTACCGTGGGTTGTGTCACGGTGTATGGCAAGGTGGGTATGTCGGTAACTCAACTACGATTAAACCGTGGTCTTTTGAGATCCAGCGGATACCGAACGCCCTGGCACCTTCTTACTCAGCAGTCAACACTGATGACTGCAATCCGATGGAATTACTATACGAGATCTTCACCAACGTAAGTTGGGGCTACGGCTACGCTTCATCGGAGATCGACACAACTGACTGGAGCACACAGGCTGTAACACTTTATAATGAAGGCAATGGCACATCGTTTATCGTGGCAAATCAAAAGAACGCCACTGACATAATCAAGGAAGTTGAGAAACAGATTGATGGTCATCTACGAATTGACCCAACTACTGGTAAGTGGAAGTGTGTATTGATCCGCGACGGATACTCCACTTCTGGGCTAAAGACCGCCGACGTAGATAGTGTCACTGAGCTGCTTGAATTTAGTAGAGGCTCGTGGGAGAACACAATCAATATCGTTAGGATTATGTATAAGCGTAGAGCCAATGACTACACCGATGGTTATGCCCAGGCTCACGACGCCGCGAATATGAAGATCCAGGGACGAAGAGTGCCTGCTATGTATAACTATATTGGTTTACGAGATGACACCTTGGCGAATAAGATTGCATGGCGAGAAGTACGAGCCCATAGTTATCCGTTTGCTAAACTTCGCATGAAAATCAACCGAACATTTTGGGATGCGTTTGTCGGTGAAGTCTTTTTATTCACGTGGACATTCGAGAATTTTAGTGTTGCAGATTTAGCATTCAGAATTACGAAGGTCGATTTTGGCACTACAGAAAACCCAGAGATACTAATCGATGCAGTGCAGGATGTCTTTTCATGGCGAGCAGCATCATTCGCCGATGTCGATCCGTCTTCCTGGACACTGCCTTCTACTAATCTCATTCCATTTGCAGCAACTGAGCAGATCGCTTTTGAATTACCCTACGCGATTCAGCGACGAAACGATACGACCGACGAAGGTCAGATATGGGCGACCGGCGTAGCTCCAGGCCGAAGCGAGTCTGGTTTTGAAATCATGCAGCGAAATGCCGCTGGCACTCCGAGTGGTAGCTACTACTCAGCAGGTGACGAGTCAGGCTTCACGTGGGACGGTGTACTTGATGGAGCAATTAACCAAGACGCTACAACTATCGACGTGACATGCGATGTGAATATTAATGAATTCCTGGCCTCTATTGAAGCGACAGAGGTCGGCGAATACTTGTATAATCTCTTTATGATCGAAGACGAGCTGATTGCTTGCACCGATGTTGCAGAGATCACTGGCGGATTACGATTCACTGGCTGCCTTCGTGGATTCTGTGATACTGCCCAGGCAACTCATGTCGACGCTCTTAAAGTGTGGTTTTTATCTACGGGCGGTGGAATAGCCGACACAGCATTCACCAATGATTATAATGTTGATTTGAAGCTGTTACCCTACGATCAACACGGCAATAAAGTATCTATAAGTGATGCAGCTCTAACAGTGATCGCTGTTGATTTGGATTTTCGTCCACGCCGACCATACCCACCGACCTTCTTGAAGTGGAATGCGTCAGGCTATCCGACTACAGTTACAATAACAAGTGATGTCGTAGTGACATTCAATCGTCGGGACTTCCGGATCTTGAATGAGAATTCGCAACACGCTACTGATGCGGAAACAATCGATCCAACTTTCCCAGCGAACAATAGTACGATGTATAGGTTGAAGTTGTGGGACGACACTTCGTTAGTTTATACCGGTGCCTGGAATGCTGGAGCTGCAACGCTCACTATGACGTTCGAGAAGATCCTTCGCTACTTAGATGGACTGCCGTCAACACTAAAGATGTCACTCGATACAAAACATACATATAGCTCAGTAGATTATGAATCGACTCAGGAGATCGAACATTCGGCGTCTGTTAATTCATCAACTTTCGATGACGATCACTGGTTTGGTGTGTGTAGTCCGTCAACTACTTGCCCGAATGCCTGGACAAATGTTCCGGATACTGGAAGTTATGGCTTTACAATTGGCACCAACCTTTCCGGCGATGTTGAAGGCCGAATCAATGGTGGATCGTGGGTTCAGGTCATAGCGTCCGGTAATACCGTCGGTAGTTTAACAGGAGTAACGGCGGCGGATACTATAGAGGTTAGGCACCTGGATAGCAGCTCATCCGATGAAATACTTCTAACCGTTAATAGTCCTACAAGCAGTGTGGATGGATTTGGAATTTTAATATTCGCGTAGTATTAGACTTGACAAATGATATATAAAGATGTATAATCTATAGTGAATATTATGGTTTATTGAAGGTGATGGAGCAATGAATGAATGATCACACAGAGAAGATGATTGAGAAAACGGTGGAATATACACTAACGACACTTGGATTTGATTTATCAAATCCAATCGCAGCACAGGAAGATATGCACTTTCTGCGAAGACTCCGGAACCTTACACAAAAGGCCGGAACAAAAGTCATCATGGTGTTAATTAGCATTGCAACAATATCATTAGCTGGTAGTGGAATAGTTGCACTTGGAAAGGCGTTAAAACAAATACTAACAAGTTGAGTAACCTGGAGTGAGTGAGTGAGAATGCCGAAGGTATCAAAAGCACAAGTCGACAAGACAGCGTCTGTGTTCTGTGATCGTATGATCGCAGGATTGGGACTGCAAAAAGCATTAACATGTAATCTGCGAATTGGTAGATTACTAAGAGCTGAAAAGGCGAGGAGAAAAAAACTTGACGAAGCAGACCAAAAGAAAGCGAAAAAGCGTCGGAAGAAAAAAGCCATCAAATCCAAAGCAAGCAATGGGAATCAAAAAGGTTCCGATGAGTTGTCTCAGCTCACAAGCGATAGCACTTGTGGCTCAGGCAGTGGTCGCCGAGAATCTTGAGGAGTACGCGAAGCATAAAAAGGTTGTTGTGTCTACTCACTTCAACGCGGCAGTGTCGTACTTTATGAATTTCTGGGAAGGTGTCGGCGATGACATGTCACCACCCATGCTTGCAAGAGCTATGGCACGTCTCGTGGTATTACGATCCGCACAGATCGAAGGTCGGCTAAGAGATGATCGTGTATCCACAGATGGGTTACATGTAAGAGAGCTGAATGAAAAAGCTGTCGAGATCATAGAGAAGTATCCGAAGTGCGTCGATCCATTCATCCAACTACCGAACGACACCACTGGCTTTAAGATTCCTGTGGATATAATGAATGCAATACCTTTTAATGTTTTGCCTTGGCGGGTAATTATGGAGATAGCCCTGGGTATGATGGAAGGTGGAAGAAAGTATGGCCGCCATAACTATCGCAAGGTGGGTGTACGTGCTACAGTCTATTACGATGCAGGTATGCGTCACTGTGCCGACTTCATCGAAGGCACTGCAACAGATCGTGACAGCGGCCTATCACATTTAACAAAGGCACTATCCAGTACGCAAGTAATGCTTGACAGCATGATTATGGGTAACTGGGTAGATGACCGACCAATTAGAGTTTAAGGTAGGAGAAAGTATGAGAGATCACATGGTGTATCTTGATTGCGATCAGGTGATGACTGATTTCATCGCTGGATCTGCCGAGGCAATCGGCTACTACTACCAAGGCACTGATTCGTTCCCTGACGGATGGACGTATGACTTCTTTCCATTTATGAATTCTACCAGGGAAATAGTAAACGAATATTGTGACATCGACTTCTGGGCAACTCTACCGTGGATTGAAGACGGTAAAGAAATTCTCGAAGTAGTGTTGTCTCGGTTTCGCCCAAATGAGATCACTGTCTTGACGACGCCGATGCGGAACAACGGATCGTACACCGGTAAGATGATTTGGTTCGAGAGAAATGTCCCTGAGCTTTATGAGCGGGTCATTCCTACACTCGTGCCAAAGGAAGAATTTGCGTTTGATTTCAATCGGTTGCTAATTGATGATTGTCAGAGAAACGTAGAGAGATTTATCAAGGCTGGCGGGGCCGCAATATTAGTGCCGCGTCCGTGGAATCAGAACAAGCAACTTTTCTTCGACGGCAAAGCTGTGACGTACATCGCTAAGATGTTAGCCCAGTGGATTAGCATCACAGAACATCCGACAATGAATAGAAAGGAACAACATGCCTAAAATAACAACGGAGCAAGTGGTTGGTGCGTATCAACATCATGGCGGCAACATTCAAGCTGCGGCCCAAAGCTTAGGTGTTGGTAGGGCCAGTGTTTACTATCACCTAAAGAAAGCAGGGATTGATCGTACCAAAAAGATCGTTGATGGAAGTGTCCGAGGGATTGAGGAAGTAAAGTGTCCTTTGCCTAAAAGCGGTGAGATCAAGCGATATATTTTGACATCGGCTCAGAACAACACTCATGTTCATACGCCTGTGTGGAACAGTTTATTGGCTTTGGCAAATCACTATAATGCTCAGATGATGGTGGGAACATTCACCTATAATCAAAACGCTTTTGGTAAGCTATCTGTCAAGCGTGGCAAAGACAAAGGGCGGGAGAAAAAGCTTTGGTACGATCAAAAGGTTGTACCTTATATTGTAGATAAGCGTCACCGTATCGCCAACCATCTATGTTGGTGCGGTGAGATGAACATTCTCCCTACAGCGGTTCGTCCTTTAACTGGTTTCGATTCTTATACGGGCCGATCCAGTGCTATCTTCCCACAAGTGAAGTTTGCTATGGAGTCTATTGCAACTGGACGGAAAGAGAACACCAAGTTTAATTACACAACTGGAACAGTCACTCAGCGTAACTATATTCAGAAGCGTGAAGGGCTTAAAGCTGAATTCCATCACTGCTACGGTGCCGTAATTGTTGAAGTGGATAGCGACGGCAACTGGTGGTTACGTCAGTTGAACGCTACAGACAAAGGCACAATCTACGATCTTGATGTGGTGGTTGAAAATGGCGTCGTGTATGAGAACGATCATATTGAGGCTATTACGTGGGGCGATACTCACGCCTTAATGCTTCTGGATGAAAGCGTCAATAAATGTTCTCAGCGTATGCTGGATGAGCTTCGCCCCAAGTTTCAATTCATCCATGATCTCATGGCTGGGTCAGTGACAAACCATTGGTCTAAGAAGTCACTACATCAACGGTTCCGCAACTTCGCCCGTTCTGGTGCATGGAATGATCTCAGAAAGGAATTCTCGGAGTGTAACAATCATCTTCGTGACATGTATCGTGACTTCTGTCAGACCTATATCGTGGATGCCAACCATGACCGTCCTTGGATTGAACGGTGGCTGGATAGTCGGGATGGTCTGGAAGACCCCAAGAATGCTGTGATTTGGTTAAAACTCAATGCCGCCGTGTATGAAGCTATGGAAGCTGATCCCTTTAGCCGAGAGTTTCATGTCCTGGAACATGCCTGCCGACTGTTAGGTCTGGAAGAGCATGTAGCAAACTTCCTGCGTGAAGATGAAAGTATGTTGATTTCACCCGCCAAGATCGAGTGTGGTATGCACGGCTCCCTTGGGCCTGACGGATCACGAGGCAATCCATCCAATCTAAGTAGGATGGGACGCAAAGCCAACATTGGTCACTTACATAAGGCCGGAATCCAGAATGGTCTTTATATCGCAGGTGTATCTTGTGACATCAAGTCTGACGTCTGGTACACCAGAGGGCCATCAAGTTGGTCGCACTCACATATCGTGACATACCCTAACGGCAAGCGTACTATCATTACCGTCTGGAAAGGAAAGTACAGAGCATGAGTGGAGCAACTGCAAACGGAAAAGGTGATGGCACTCGGCCCAGTGGATTACCCTGGGAAGTACGAGATCTGAAATATGACCGTGCGTTGGGTGTCATCACCCAAAGACAATACAGTGCTCGGATTAAAGCAGCCTGGGACAGTGCAAGAAAGCGAGGATGGCGTGACAGCAAAGGATAAACACTATAAACACGGGCCTCTTGGATGTCATGTTGATGATCTCAATCCAGCCTACGCAGAACACTACTGCTCTAAGTGTGGGGCTACTGGAACGATGTCAGAGTTAGGTAAGATAAGATGTAAGCCGATAGTGAATACGGTAAAGCAACTCTGCAAACCTAAAAGAAACCATACGAATGAAATCAACAGTGGGTTTGAGCTAACTGGTGGGTTCTTTATTATCCTACACATTGTTCAGATACTGCACGACAAGTCTGTAGCGGGCCTCAGTGTCTTTGCTATAACGTTCTACGTTATATGGGGCTACTGGAATATATATTACTACAGCTCGATCAAGCAAAAGTGGAGTTTACGAGCAACCTATTTCATAACGTTTATGAATACGATTTGGTTGGCGTTGTTAATTTATTACACAGTGAAAGGTATATAGTATGAAGACTTGGAAAGTTGGAAACACAATTCCATTCCGCGTGAGGATCAGCGGTAGCCCCGCGACGGATAACCCGATCGCAACAGTGCGAGACGCAACAGACACTGTGGTTGGAACACCTTTAACCCTTGGTGCCGGTATTACGCAAGTCGGAGCAACGAAGATTGTAAAAGGATCTTTCCTTGCTGACGCTGCGGGTATCTGGTCAGTGCAGGTAGTTGACGATCTTGGTATGGATATTGTCAAGCAGTTTATTGTAGGCAATTTCTCGATTGAAGCTGTAGGTGGAATCGTCGCCACGGTCGAAGCAAAGGTCGACGCTCAGAATCTTGTTTTGTCTGCAATCCTTGGAAATACATCTACTGGCGGTGGACACTTCGGATGAGATTTGTACGCGGATCATATAAGCCAGGAAAAGATAAGTTGGTATATGGGGCCGTGAACCCAGGCACTACCGCTGTAGTTGTCCGTGTTTACGGCCCTCACCATAATGCCAAGGGCAAGGATGTCACTGAGTACGCACTATATAGCTTAGAGCCTGGAGTATTTGCTCTTGATTTTAATTTCAGCGAAATCGGTAATTATATCTTCGTAATAGAAGAAGATGAAGACGTGAAAACAATATTAAACGCAAAGGTGTACGCATGAGAACATTACTTTTAGCAATTGCAATTATAATGATCGCTGGATGTCAGATGCCTCAGCGAGAACAGGGGACGCCGTCCAAGATGCCTGACGGTAAGTGGGTTAGCTTTAGTTGGTTTAGTAGCGACGGCGGTGGGATGAGAAATCATCTGGGCCGATTCGCTGTTGGAGCTATGACCCGCAGCCAAGAATTGAATAGCAAACAATTCATGCACGAACGATATTTGAACAAGATCCGTATACCAGCATTGACTGGAAAAGAATGGCAAGATAACTTCAAAGCCCAACGATATTGGATTGGCAAATATGGAGCACTGCCCAAATGAAAACAAAACCGTTCGATCATCAAGCAAAAGAGCTGAAAGAACATGGTCACGATTTAGTGAGAGCGATCCACTGGGAGCAGGGCTGTTTTGACGCCGATACCGAATACCTAAGTCCGAGGGGATGGCGAAAAATATCTAAATATCTTGGTGGTAAAGTAGCTCAGTGGAATCAGCAAACCGGCAAAGCAGAATTTGTTACGCCCTTAGAGTATGTAGTTAAGGACTGTGACTCGATGATCCGGATCAAGACGAAATATGGTGTCGATCAAAAAGTGAGCTTCAATCATCGCATACCATACTTAACGAAGCACGGAAAGAAACCAAAAGAAGCGTCGGCAATATCAATATATAAAAACTTACAAAAATCAAAGTCTGCGTTTCGCAATCTGCCCTCGATATTCACCTTAACACCAACCGGCCCAGGGCTCTCACTCACAGATCGCGAATTGCGACTACAGATCGCCGTAATGGCGGACGGTCACTTTCCAAAAGATTCTCAGGGAACAAATAGATGCGTGGTTAGGTTAAAGAAACAGCGGAAAGTTATACGACTCAGGTCTATGTTGGTAGGTAGAGACTTCAACGAAGTAGTTAAAAATGGTGGATTCCATGTCTTTACATTTTACGCCCCACTGCGAATCAAGCATTATCCTGTGGGGTGGTTATCTAATATAGATCGACGCCAACGGGACATAGTGTGTCACGAGCTATTTTTCTGGGACGGAAGTGGTGGTAATAAATTCTACTCCAAGCAAGAGTCAGATGCTGATGTGGTTCAAACCATGCTGGCGTCCATGGGTAAGGTAGTGCGGAAAACATTCGAGAACGGTGTGTGGAAGGTATATGTGCGAAAGAATACAACATCGTTTACTGTTCGGGGTGATAACATGGAAGTGGAGATGACACTGGACGGTAAGATGTATTGTTTCTGTGTACCTACTAAATTCTTAGTGATGCGGCGTAATGGTTGTATCTTTCCGTCAGGCAATACAGGTAAGTCATGGTTGGGGATGGCTACGGCTGAGGAGCTGTGGAAAGCTAAACAAATCGACGCTCTTTTCATTACCGCACCACCTGGGCTTCACACCAACTGGACAAAATACGAGATCCCTGATCACCTGAGTGTTCCTCATGCGATGATTGCTTTCCAGTCGAAGAAGGCAAAGACCCAGAAACACATGCGGGCGTGTCACGAGGTTATGAATGCTGGTTCAGGACACCTACCAATTATTGCGATGTCTTACCCAGGAATCAAGACGGCTGCTGGTAAGAAGTTGGCAAAAGAGTTTCTCACAAAACATCGCTGCTTATATTTAGCTGATGAATCGAATCGGTTCAAAACACCATCTGCCAAGATCACGCGGACGATATTGGCGTCAAGCAATCACGCAGATTATAAACGCACACTTTGTGGTACGCCGATCACCAACACACCGTTTGACGTGTACACACAATTCCGATTTCTAAATAAACGGTTCTGGTCAGACTCACCTTATGGCCTTGGTAGTTTCCAGTGCTTCAAAACATTCTTTGGTATCTGGAAAAAAGGTTACAACGGAGCACAGGATCGCGAATATGATTTATGTGTTGGCTACAAGAATTTAGAGATACTCACTGAGCTGGTACGATCAATAGCATCCCGCGTATTAAAAGAAGACGTGTTGGATATTCCAGCGAAGCTCTACTCATACGCTGGCTTTGAGATGACTCCGAAGCAATGGAAGATCTACAAAGAGATCGAAGAAGAATTCTTCACATGCCTTGACGGTGAGATGATCTTTACTCCGCTTGTAATTACACGTCTTCTTAGATTGCAGCAGGTAGCAAATGGTTATCTTCCGACCGGCGACGAAAATGAATGTGTTATGATCGAGGATAAGAACCCCAGGCTTGCAGCATTGGGTGAGATCACCCAGGATCTGCCACACAAAGCAATCATCTGGGCTCGGTTCATTAAAGACATTGATCAGATTTGTGAGATGCTTGGTGACAAAGCTGTGCGATGGGATGGGTCGGTTGATGAAGACAGACGCGAGGAGAATAAGTGGGCTTTCAAGAAAGAGCCTGTGGATAAAATTCAATTCATGGTCGCGACACCTGAGAGTATGGGTGAGGGACATACACTGAATGAAGCGAAGACGACGATCTATTATTCAAACAGTTACAAAATGAAAGAACGACATCAGTCAGAAGACAGAAATCATAGAGCAGGACAGGAAGATCACGTACATTATATTGATTTAGTTGCCGATAATACCAAAGATATTGACATCATCAACGCACTTCGAGTGAAATTTGATAATGCCTCGATGGTAATTGATGGAAAAATTAGAAAATGGTTGTTGACATACAATACAGTAAATGATATACTGTAGACAGTTAAGTTAGGATTGAGTGAGAATTGAGGAGATGAGAATGAGTAAGAAAAAAGAAACCAACGCAGTACCCTACGATTATTCAGGACTGGAAGATGTCGCTGCACCAAATCAGGAAGACGTACTTGGTAGAATCTCAATACTTGCTGATGAGATGCACGATCTTGACAAAGAGATTGCATCGAATGAATTGAAAACTAAACAGCTCAAAGAACAGCATAGACAGATTGCAGAAGAGCAACTGCCGGAGCTGTTTGAAGAAGTCGGCATGTCCGAATTGAAGACTCGTTCTGGGCTTCCATTGAAGTTAAAAAACAGAGTACACACCAATATCTCCAAGGGCCGTAAGCCCACAGCTATTGCGTGGCTTGACGCAAACGGTCAAGGTGGGATGGTGAAGCGGGTTGTAAAAATCGACTTCGATAAAACCAAAGAAGATAAAGTAAAGTCATTGCTGCGATTGATTGGTCGCGGCTGGCCTAATCACCGTGTAGAATTAGATGTCCATGCTTCGACTGTGAAGTCGTTTGTCACGAAACGATTGGCAGATGGTGAAGAAATTCCACTGGACATCTTCGGCGTACATTGCGTAGATGTAGTCGAGATAAAAAGCTAAACGGTACGTACCAATTTTATTATTTTGAGGAGCATGAATATGGCTGGAAAAAAAGAAACAGATTTGGCTAAAAAGGCCGAACAGACAACCGCACTTGGTCATAATTTTGATTATGGCGAGATGGCTGGTGGTGGTTGGGAGAACACGGGAAGTGAAGACTTCACTATTCCGTTCCTGGCAATCATCCAGGCATTGAGTCCACAGCTTTCAGAGACCGAAGCTGGCTTCATTGATGGAGCGAAAGCAGGGATGTTGCTGAACACTGCATCCCAGGAAATAATTGACGGCAAGGAAGGCGTCGAGTTTGTTCCTTGTCTCACTCAGCATGTATTCGTTGAGTGGAGAAATCGTCAAACAGATGGTGGCGGGTTCATCGCTGTCCATGAGGCAAACACGGAAGTTGTCAAGGATGCCAAAAACCGTTCAACTCAGTTTGGCAAGTACACTGTTCCTGTTGACGGTGCAACCGATCACGATTTGGTCGAGACCTTCTATATCTACGGCTTGCTTGTAAAGGGTGATGAGATCGTGTCACCATGTATGATCTCTTTCTCCAGCACCAAGATCAAAGCCTATAAAGGTATTATGACGCCACTGCGTCAGGTCAAAGGCCGTCCGCCCTTGTTCGCATTCAAACTCAGAGTCACCACAGTGCCTGATAAGACTGCCAAGGGTAGCTTCTTCAACTTCAAACTTATGCCCGCAGCGGGCAGTGCCCTTGCATCCCTCATGGCCCCCGATCATCCGTTCGTACAGGCTGGAAAGGAATTCAAGGATCAGGTAGCCGAAGGTAAGGCTAAGATCGACCACAGCGGCGGCAACTCCGGCGAAGGTAACGGTGACGAACCTGACGCACCGTTTTAATTAGACCCTCACTCCTCCGGCATTGGGCGGGGCTCCGGCCCCGCCTATTTGCTACTTTAAGTGACATTGGAGATTCGATATGGATGTAAACAACGAAGGTCTCATACTTATCAAGCGATGGAAAGCTTCAACTGAGCAGTTAGCAAAGTTGAATAATCAGATCAATAGAGCTGAGTGTGAAGCGAAAAATGCAGAAGAGGCCCTGGCTTCCTTCCTTCTTCCCAGTGATGCACATGCAAATGAAATCTTCTGTGTTTGGTACGGCGATTCGTTGATAGCCGCAAAGCATAACAACGGAATCCGCTCTGTTGGTTTACGGACAAAAGGCAAGAGTTGGAGCGAGTTGGGTACACAATGAAACTATCACACCAACAACAGCAGGCAGTAGATGCCATTGGCCGATGGATGAGTACGGATCAACAAGTCTTCCGACTCTTTGGCTACGCGGGCACCGGCAAAACAACGCTTGCGAAATATGCAGCCTCTGGAGCAACTTTGTTCTGTGCATTTACCGGCAAAGCTGCATACGTATTACGCCAAAAAGGATGTGAGGCATTTACTATTCATCAATTAATCTACTGTCCAAAAGAACGAAGCAAGATGAAGCTGAAAGAATTAGAGAGTGAAATCAAAAACACTACTGACGAAGATGAGATCGAAAGACTACAGAAGCTAATTGATTTTGAACACAAAAAACTTAATTCTCCAAGCTTTGTACTAAATCCGGACAGTCCTGTGAAAACGGCTGATTGTATTGTAGTTGATGAATGCTCAATGGTGGATGAGCAGATGGCTTACGATCTTATGAGCTTTGGCACAAAGATTCTTGTCCTGGGCGATCCGGCCCAACTGCCACCAGTTATGGGTAATGGGTTCTTCATTAAAGCCGAGCCCGACTTCATGTTGACTGAGATCCACCGACAAGCCAAAGGCAATCCAATCATCGACCTTGCTACAAGAATAAGACAGCGTGAATTTCTTCAACCTGACGGCGATATGATTGTCCCGTGGGGAAGCGTAAAGCCTGATGAGGTATTGGGATATGATCAAATCCTTGTAGGTAAGAATAGAACACGCAAAGGAACGAACCGAAAGATCCGCGAGCTATTAGAGCGAGGTAGTGATATTCCGATAGAAGGTGACAGGCTTGTTTGTCTGCGGAATGATCACGAAGTGGGTTTGCTTAACGGTGGGATCTGGGAAGTCGAATCATGCTACGACACTGGCGAAGAGTTTCTTGATATGATAATCAAAGACCCAGAGACCGACTCTGGGTTTATAGCCGTCGAGGCTCACCGACATTATTTTGAAGACACAGACGACAAACCCATTCCTTGGTGGATTAGGAAAGAAGCTCAAGAGTTTGATTACGGCTACGCACTGACCGTACATAAATCTCAAGGTTCCGAGTGGGATAAAGTATTGATCTTCGATGAAAGTGGTGTCTTCGGTAGAGATGCCCATAAGTGGCTTTACACTGCAATTACAAGAGCACAAAAGGAAGTGACACTGGTGGTACGATGAAAAAGATCTGTACAGGATGTAAAAAGAAATTAGATCTTGCCGAATTTCTGCCCGATAAACGAGCAAAGGATGGAAAGCAAAGTAAATGTAGAAAGTGCATCAATAATTTTATTAAGATGCACTATCGAGATCATCCTGTTCAAGGATTATTACGTCGAGCCTACGCCAGGGCGAAACACAAGGCTTTGGCTTTCGATATAACATCTGAGGATATAACACCATTACCAGACCGCTGTCCTGTGCTTGGAATCGTCCTGGAACATGCAAATGGACAGCAAAATCCAAACGCCTATTCTCTGGACAGAATTGATTCATCAAAAGGATATATCAAAGATAATGTTGCTGTCATAAGCTATTTGGCTAATAGGCTAAAGAATGATGGAACAGCAGAACAACATGAGCGTATTGCTGCTTGGATGAGGTCAATGACACAATGAAGATGAATCCTGGAAACAAACGTGCTATTAGAAAGATGATCCGAACAGCGATCAAATTTCAAAATAACCGGACATTATTTTCATGCAGAGATTGTTGTTTTTGTAGTAACACCGGTTGTGATTTTGATGACAGAAATACGGTGGTGCGATCACAGCGAATGCCGCACCAGCTACCAGAATGTTTTATGTTTGATCCAATAGACACCGCGTTTGCTGGTTGTCTTGATTTGATGAATGGACTCGGCATAGACTTTCACTCAGCCGACCACGGTTGGGCAACTGTAGTGGGTAGGATCATGGCTCGTGCAAATCAATATGGATATTTCATGGGAGCAACACAAGCTAACTTAAATAAATATGGCCCGTAAAACGAAAAATTGCGTTGGACAACTTCCGCTTATTAAACCGGAAAACGATTGGCGTCCGCCATCACTAACTGACCTGCCGTCGTGGGGTGGGATCAAGCGAATCGGCCTTGACACTGAGGGCAGAGATCCAATGCTTAAAAAGCTTGGCCCTGGTGTTAGACGAAAAGATTCATACACAGTGGGTATAAGTTTTGCATTCGAGGATGGCCCCAGTTTCTATTTACCTTTCCGTCACAAAGGTGGTGACAACCTTTGTGAAAAGCATGTGCTTCTATACATGAAGGATCAAGCAAAGATTTACACCGGTGCAATCTGTGGGGCCAATCTCCAATATGATCTTGACTTTCTGGCTGAGGAAGGTATTGTATTTAAGCAGGCAACTTTCAAAGATATTCAAATAGCTGAGCCTCTGATTGATGAGAACCAATTCTCATACTCTCTGCAAAACCTATCAACAAAATATGGCTTCCCAGGCAAAGATGAAAAATTACTGATTGAAGCAGCAAACGCTTACGGCTTAGATCCGAAAGCAGATCTGTGGCGATTGCCTGCACGCCATGTCGGAGTTTATGCCGAGGCCGATGCAGAGTTGCCCCTACAGATTCTGCGAAAGCAAGAACGCATTCTCGAAGATCAAGACCTGTGGCCGATCTATCAGTTGGAGTGTCAAGTTTTACCGGTGTTAGTTAAGATGCGTAGGCGTGGTGTCAAGATTGATTTTGATCAGCTCGAAAGAGTTGAAGAAGTCACTATGGAGAAAGAGATGGAGTTTCTCAAGATCATCCATGACAAAACTGGCGTGAAGATTGGTCTTGATGAGATCAACAAAACGAAACTTGTCATCAAAGCGTGTGACGTAGCACAGATTCCATACGGGCGAACAGCTCCATCGAAAACATATCCTGACGGTCAGCCCTCAGTCAAGAGAGAATATCTTGAACCAAACGCCGATCATCCTGTAGTCAATGCAATACTTGAAGCTCGATCATATAATAAGATTCGTAATACGTTTGTTGAATCGATTCGCAAACACGAAACCAATGGTCGAATCCACACTACCTTTAACCAGCTTCGCAGACAAGACGACAACAGCGACGAAGTCAAAGGTGCTGGCCCTGGGCGTCTCTCATCCTGTAGTCCTAATCTCCAGCAGCAGCCGTCGCGTCACCCGATCCTGGGCAAGATGTGGCGGTCGATCTATTTACCTGATGAGGGCGGGAAGTGGTGTTCGCTTGACTACTCACAGCAAGAACCCAGACTGTTTGTTCACTTTGCTCATATCTGCGGATGCCCAGGAACGCAAGCAGCCGTCGATGGGTTTGAAGCTGGTTACGACTGGCATGATATGACAACCGAGATGGCTTTCGGTATTAGAAAGATAGATGATCCGGTGCTGTTCAAACTGATGCGGAAAAAAGCAAAAGCTGTTTTTCTGGGGCTAACCTACGGCATGGGACAGGCAAAAATGTGTCGTTCCTGTGGGTTCAGTACAGAGACAATTAATATCCGTGGAGCTGAGCGAGAAGTGGCGGGCCCCGAAGGCCGAGCCTTCTTAGAAGAGTTTACCCGCAAAGTGCCGTTCCTCAGTGATATTAAGGAAAGAGTCGAGCGTGTAGCCTGGAATCGGCGATATATTCGGACTATACTCGGCAGACATATCCACTATCCGCCTAACCGAAACGCTGAGAGAAAAGCCTTAAATAATCTGATCCAGGGATCAGCAGCGGATCAAACAAAATTAGCGATGATGCTTTTAGATAAAGAAAATTTCAGAATTCAGTTGCAAATTCACGACGAAATTGCTATAACTATATATGATGAGAACACAGCAAAGGAAATGGCTGAAATAATGACAACTTGTGTGCCCTTGGTCGTACCGTCAAAGGTTGACATAGAGATCGGGGCCAATTGGGGAGATTCGATGGAATGAGAACACTACTTTTCAAAAACAACGTACATAGTATTGAGCCTGTGGAGATTCCGAACCACGGCCAACGAGCCGTCAATCTTACTGTCCGTAAAGGTCTCAAATGGTCTGATCTTAAAGTTGGTGAGATCGTGGAGATTCAAGAGACGGACAATCCGCCGCCGAGTGGTGCTCCGGAAAGTTACGTCAAGATCTTCGATGTCAAGGTGATGACATTTTATCATCTCCTGCACTATGGCAGAATGCTTGAGCTTGAACATGATCCTGATTGCCGAACCTTCTCAGGACTGTTCCATGTTATGAAAAAAGTCTATGACGGCTTTCTTCAACATGAGCTGGTGACATTAGTATTCTACGAGCTTTTACCTACGGAGTAATATGGAACAGCAACAAAGACAATTAGTAGTCAAGGCTTTAACGAAGGCGGGCCAGGATGCAACAAGCGTGGAGAATCCTGCTTATCCTGGCACGCCTGACATTCAATTCATTGATGGATGGATCGAATGTAAGTATCTGGAAGATTGGCCGAAGCGGCCTGAGACTACTGTCCGGATCGAGCACTTCACGCAGCAGCAACGAGTGTGGCTTATGCGTAGATCGTATGCTTGTTCAAAGTTGACTGATAAGATGCACGGTCTCGGTTGGTTAGTGTTGTATGTTGCAAGCACAAAGGATTGGCTTGTGTTTGATGGAGAAACTGCGGCCCGCCAAGTAGCTAAAGACGGAGTCCATAAGGCAAAGCTTTTTGAGTTGGCCGTACTGACAACAAATAATTTACAGGATGTAATAAACTATGTCACTATCTCTTGACTTTCTAAAAGAATTTAGACCTAATGGGCCCTGGACGCTGACCGCGATTCCGGTGGATGGCGGGAAACTAAATACTGTGACATTCACCGGCGAGATGGAGCAGAAAGTAGAAGACTGGCTTACCAAGAATGGTGAAGGCCACAATATCTACTTCTCAGTCAATCCTTGCCGCGAAGCTGTCACCAAGAAAGCTTCTCGTGAAGACATCCACGCTGTCGAGTATTTGCATGTAGATGTTGATCCTCGTGCCGGTGAAGAGTTGGAATCAGAGCAAAAAAGAATTCTTACTACTATCCGCAAATTCAAACCTACGCCAACTTGTGTTATCTTCTCTGGCGGTGGGTATCAAGCTTTCTGGCGTCTTGAAGAACCGATTCCCATAGGTGGTGACGTCGCAAAAGCCGAAGATGCTAAGCGGTATAACATGCAGCTCGAAACGCTTCTGGGCGGTGACAACTGTCACGACATATCTCGTATTATGAGATTGCCTGGAACCATGAATAGGCCGAATGCAAAGAAGCGGAAAAAAGGCCGTAAAGAAGTAATGGCAACTTTGGTTCATTTAGATCTCAAGATCTCCTATCCGATTGAAGATTTCACCGCAGCTCAAAAGATTCAATCTAAAAGCTCTGGTGGCTTCTCTGGCGGGCGATCTGATCTGACTCCGAAGATAGACACCGGCAATATTCGACGAATACCCGATCTTGCAGAGCTGGGCGAGAACGTCAAGGATTGGGTTAAGATCCTCATTGCCCAGGGAAGAGATCCGGACAATCCACAGAAGTTTTCGTCACGCAGTGAGGCGTTGTTCGCAGTATGTTGTGAGCTTCATCGTGCCAACATTGAAGACGAAGTAATCTTCTCGATCATCACTGACAAAGATTTTGCGATTTCAGAATCTGTGCTCTGCCTCAAATCACGGGCCGAGACTTATGCGTTACGTCAGATCGAACGAGCAAAAGAACACGCGGTCGATCCTGCACTTCAAGAAATAAATGGACGTCACGCAGTCATCTCTTCAATAGGGGGCAAATGTCGAATTATTTCAGAAGAGTATGATCAAACATTCAAGCGGCCAAAGATCGAATTGCAGACGTTCCAGGATTTTTCAAATAGATACATGCACCGAAAAGTGAAGATCGCTGTAGATAAAAACGGTGGTGATGTGTTCATGCCTCTGGGTAAGTGGTGGCTTCAAAACCATAATCGCAGACAGTTTGATCAGATGATCTTTGTTCCAGCCCAGGAGATCGAGGGAGCATATAATTTGTGGCGTGGCTTCACCTATGAAGCTATACCTGGAAGCTGCGAAAAGTTTCTGGCCCATCTACACGATAATGTTTGTGGCGGTGTTGATAGTTATTATGAGTTTCTCATGGCATGGCTTGCAGACGCTGTACAGAATCCAGCTAAGCCCGCAGGCACTGCCGTTGTTATGCGAGGCAAACAAGGCACAGGAAAATCATTCTTTGCAAAAGCCGTGGGAAAGTTATTCGGCCAACACTTCTTACATATCAGTAATTCAAAACATCTGGTGGGTTCATTCAATGCTCACTTACGTGACTGTGTTATGTTGTTCGCTGATGAAGCATTCTTTGCCGGTGACAAAAAGAGTGAAGGTATTCTAAAAGCTCTAATCACCGAAGAGCACATTGTTATTGAGAAGAAAGGTATTGACTCCGAGGCTCAGCGAAACTACATTCATCTCATCATGGCCTCGAACAGTGACTGGGTTGTCCCTGTGGCTATGGATGATAGACGATTCTTTGTTCTTGACATGGCAGAAGATCACCGCAGAGATAATACATACTTCGGTGACATTGCGGCTGAGTTAGATGATGGTGGGTATGAAGCTTTACTACATTATTTAATGACCTTAGATACTTCAAATATCGATTTGCGAACAGTGCCAAGCACCGAAGCTTTGGCAGAACAAAAACAACTCAATTTGAACCCTGAGCAAGCGTGGTGGTATGATAAATTACATGAAGCAAGGGTATTATCACGTCACGAAGACTGGGAGACAATCGTTGCAAAAGAAGAATTGCTTGCAGATTTCAGACGTTTTGTTAAGGAATATGCCGGCAATTATATGAACAGAACATCCATACACCGGCTCACAAAGTTTCTGGGACGAGTAATGCCCCCAGGATTTCCACAAATAACAACACGGCGAGTTAGTCCTGAGCCTGGAGCACCAATTGCAACCGGCCTGGGCTTCTGTACAAACCCAAAGTGTTATAGGTTGGCGTTACTATCAGAAAGTCGTGCTAAGTGGAATGAAGTTATGGGCTGTACAACTGTGTGGCAGGATGCTCCAATTGATGAAGATAAACCACCATTTTAGTAGGGGACGGACAAGTGGCTATTGCAGGAGATTACCGAGTAAGATGTAGAGTATGTGAAAGCTTCTTGAGTGTGCCTCAGAAGGTAAAGCCAATTGATTATGGTCTCATAGATAACAAATATGGGGCCACAGTGCGAAAATGTATGAATGAGCAGTGTAATCAATTTTATGTCTGCTATATGCAAGAATTACCGGATTTCAAAACGAAGATAATTTTGAAAATGATTGACAAACCAGACTGAGTTTGGTATACTGGAGACACTATGAATATCACAATTGCAATCGTGTTCGTAAACGGCACTGCGGTAATCCGCATTGAGGGTGAGTGTCTTGTGAAATGCACCGACGAAAAAAGTGGTGCAGATATTGATCTTCATCGCAGGATCTTAGAGCAGGCGTTTATAGAGATCCTTGGAACGCAAGAAGTTGAAGTTGAATTTCCTGAGCTTGGAGAATGTATAGACCATGGTTCCAATTAAAGTGACATTCAAGTCAGGGCAATTCATCACTGCGTATTCATCTGATCCAGATTCATTCGCTCGATCAGTGACTGACATATCACCACCTGAAATTACCAACATTGAATATGAGTTTGTCGAGCAAGATCTTCCAGAATTGCAGGAAGTGACATTAACTCTTCAAAGTGGAGCATTGCTTTTATGTGAGATTCCCACAACAGAGGTTGTAAAGATTCCCTGCATTAAAGAAGTTTCAGATTTTGCAGAGACCACAACAATCGCTTATGCTCGAATGGCTACCAAAGAAAATTTACTTGATGAACGATTTAAGGCTGCAACTGTTGTTATCAACAACCTACCAGTTTTATCGGTTCGCTTACATTTACACAAAGAATATTTGAAACGTAAAGCTGCATACGTAGCAGCACTTGAAGCATTAGTTGATAGTGTTATTAGGCGTCCAGAATGAAGCAAATTCCAAATCATCCTAATTACGAAATCACAACTGACGGAAGAATTTGGTCTAAGAAAAACCACAGGTGGTTGCAACTAACACTTACTGATTGTGGCCACTACAAAGTGCGTTTAGGGAGTAAACAACTATATTATGTTCATCGCCTTGTTCTTGAAACTTTTATAGGGCCATGTCCAGAAAATATGGAAGGGTGCCACAAGAATGATATTGGCACAGACAACAAGTTGAACAATTTAAGGTGGGGCACTCGATCTACCAATAGAAAAGATGCAGTATTATACAGTATAAGTAGGGCTACCGTAGCCGCTATTGTAAATAAAAATATTTGGAAACATTTATGGAGAACAAAATTATGAGAAAGGTAATTGCTTATGTACTACTGGCCGTAGTGCTCATCGGTAGTGGATGTATTTCCGCACTGTCTGAGCATTTAACGCCGGGAAAGAATGACGCCAAAGTTATTGCTTACGTCGAGAAGGTAGGAACAGGAGAAGCCGCAGATTACAAAGGCTTTTTGTTTCCAAGCTTAGCGACGCTGAGACAACTAAAGCATGACTTTGAAGCCGCAGTTGTAATAACTAATCAGGAATTGATCCATCTTGCGGAATCAAAGAAGCTGGAAGAGAATATACTCCGTGGGATTGTGGATCACGATGTAGATGTAGGTGAATCCCGCGAAGAGCTTATATTCGATCCAGTCACTGGAGCTGTCGCGGTGGGTTTAAGTCTATTCGGAATTGCAGGCGGCGGGTATCTGGGCTTAATGAGAAAACGACCCCAGGACATAACGCCCCAGGAGATGGAAAAAGCTCTTGGTGACATCAAAGGTGAAGTCACTGACAAAGATCAAAAGATACTCCAACTGGTGGCAAGCGTAAAGAAAGTGATCGATGCCCAGTCGACTACGGCCTCGAAAGATAAGATAACGAAAATACTGAAAGACAACCAGCTTCCGGATGTCCGTGCAGTTGTGAAAACCGCCCTGGCAAAACTGTAACCACTTCGGGGCCCAGACGTCGCGTGACACTGGGCCCCGATAACTTTATTAGGAGATGTGAGATGAGACTTTTGACGAACATTCTTATAGTAATGGTGTTGGCTGTATTGTCTTTCCTGGTAGTCGTCCAGGAAGATGATGTCAAGACTTTGAAGACTCAAACCTACTATAATGGTGGCAACCTGTGGGTAGTTGATCAGCGGCTACGATCAATCGAGAGTGGGTTGAAGGTGAGTCGAGATCCTACTCATCTGCTGATGGCATCGGCCATGCTGGAAGTTAAAAAAGAAACGGTAGATTTGTTTGGAACAAAATGTAGGTGGGATAGCTACAGTGCCGGAGTTTTTGTGTCCCACAACACATTATTGACAGCAAAGCATTCAGTCGAGGATCAACTTGGTGTCACCATATCGACCATTACTGGCAAGAAATTTACTGTCAAAGAAATCGTAGAAGACGCCGACGATGATATGGTATTGATTATAATCAACGAGACATACGGCCCATACTTGGAGCTGGGTTCGCGTCCGAGTTTGGGTGAAGATCTAATTTGCATTGGCAATCCAGTAGAGAAACAGCTCGTAATGACGTGGGCTAAAGTTGCAAATCCAATTTGGAAAGATGACAACAGCTTCATTTATGATGGGTTCTGTCTTGGTGGATGCAGCGGCGGGCCTGTAATTCTAAATGGCCTGCTTGTTGGTATTTCAAAAGCAAAGCTCAGAGGCTCATCTTCTTTAGGTTTTGCCAGTCCTGTAGGTAGACTCGATCCGGAAATATTAGACCGGATTAAATAAACCTCTCTCATCTCACATCTCCTCCAGACCAGGGGCCACGGGGCCCCTGGCATTTTTTTAGTCCGATAATAGAATTTTCAAAATATCGAGATTTTGATTTGCACAAAGTGGGTTCATGTGTTATACTATAAGTAGCGAGGAACAAAGCTCTTTGAGAAGTTAAAAATTTGCGGGGCCCCGTGGCCCCTGCTTTTATTGTAGATCACAAGATCGAACAACGAGGCGTCAACTAAAATCTGTCCACGCCTACAAGGCCGAATGGCTGGAGAATAAAAGGGGCAGTCAAAACTATGGCTCTGGTGTTAGCTGTTAAACATGGACGACCGTGAGACCGGACAATCACGGAAGTCCGTAAAACACCATGCTTTTATAGTAGATCTTTTTGGAGATGAGATGAGAACATTATTTTTATTATTATGCGTTCATGCTTTAACTGATTTTCAGTTGCAGAACGGAGCAATGTGGAAGTGCAAGATGCGAAGCGGCAGTCGTCGCTGGTATCATTGGCTGACTGCCCATGCTCTGATCTGCGGCGGCGGAGTATACTTAGTGACACAGTCGCTCACTGTTGCTGTTTGTGAAGTAGTGTGTCACTGACTAATTGATTTTGGGAAGGGTGAAGATTGGATTAATTCTGAAACTGATCAAGCCTTTCATATTGTTTGTCGAATCGTATATGTTATTATTTTGTGGGGAGCTTATTATGTGTAATGAATGTCACTGTAATGATGATCGTGAAGCCGAACAGGATTTAACTGAGGCAGAAGCAAAAGGTCAATTCCATAAAGTGACAATCCGCGTCACTATGGAAGCCACTGTGGATATGCCTGGATCTGATCACGACACGGAAGACCTGCCTAACTTCCTGGACGAAGTCCAGATGAACGGCGAAATTGTTGATTGGGAAGAGGTGTAGTATGACACTGCCGATCTACCGAATCGAATTTACTTTGTATGCCGGTGACAATGAGATCGCTGGCTGCGAACAAGAAATGATGCTCCCTATAGAGTATTGGGATCATAAAGCAGCCGAAAAAAGTTTATGGCGAGTAGTGCAGAGCTTAGCTGAGACGTTAGATGTCATCGACATGGTGACAGGTTGGGCTGGTTTTATTGTATTTGATCGCTATGATTTATGGTGTCTGCACTGGAAGAGTCACTACACCTATTATACGTTTCCAGACAAATACGAGGCCCTGGCCAACTTCCTCTTCTGGGCCAAAGATCATAAAGATCAGTTTGAGGACGAACCTAACTTTGCCGATTGGCATGTGTGCGAATGCGAAACTTGCAAAGCGTTAAACCGTACAATGGTATTACATTTGAGGAGAGAAGAATGTCCAAATTGCTCTTATGTATTGTAATAGCTTTATTTATCTGGTACGAACGCGAATTGGTTGGAGTGGCGTTAGCTCCGATCATTAACATCATCGTCTGTATTCTGTTTATACTCGCGGTGTTCATTGTTCTTGTGTGTGAAATTGCTTTGATCGTCATCGCTCCGATTGCGTACTCCCTGGGTATTGATAGTGGTGAATGGCACAGCAACATCCTCAAAAAATCAATGACGATATTTGGAAGCAAGAAAAATGAAAGCTGAATTAGGTAAACGTAGTCAGTTGAATGACATCCGGCGAACGCCGGCAAAACTGTGGGTTGATCCTGCGGCACTGGATAGCAAGTGTCACGACCAGCTCAAAATCTTGATGCGGTTGCCATTTGCGGTTCAGCACATCGCAGTCTTTCCTGATGCAAGCTGCGGTTATGGTATGCCGATTGGCTGTATACTTGCAACCGACAACGTCGTAATCCCGAACGCAGTCGGCGTTGATATTGGTTGTGGTATGATCGCTGTTCGATTGCATGGATTGCCTGACGTAGATAAGGTTCGCGATGTGTTACAGAATCTTAGGGAATTAATCAAACAGGCTGTACCTGTTGGCCACAACTGGCACGACAATATGTGTGGACATGAAGACATGCCGGCTGAGATGCAGTCATGTCTAATAGTTGGTAAGCAATACGACCGAGCACGGCGACAACTCGGAACACTTGGCGGTGGCAATCACTTCATCGAGATCCAGGTTGACGAACATGGTGGCATCTGGGTGATGATTCATAGCGGTTCCAGGAATCTCGGCAAGCAGGTCTGTGACTACTATTCCAAGTGGGCTCTCGAAGATAACGCCCAACATTATTCGCAGGTGCCCAGGAGTGCTGATCTTGGGTTCTTCCGCCGCGACCATGATGGGTTTGGTCAATACATCCAGGAGATGGCATATTGTGTTGCCTTTGCCAAGCAGAACAGAGCAAAAATGATGTGGGCTACATTGAAGGCGTTCCAGACGATTTGGCCGAATACAATGGTTTCTGGCGAGCGATGGTATGATATATGTCACAACCACATGAGTATTGAAAATCACTTTGGCCGCAATGTGTGTGTACATCGCAAAGGTGCTGCTGGGCCATATCGAAAAGGAGTCTTTGGCATTATACCAGGGTCTATGGGCTCAAAGTCATACATCGTCTCACATACTGGTGAAAAGCTTTCCTATTTATCTACGTCGCATGGTGCTGGCCGAAGGATGTCACGCAAGAAAGCTAAGGAAAATCTGGATCTACAAGATCAACAGATGATGTTGGACGAGTTAGGAGTAGTTCACGGCCTAAATGGTCGAGGCAATTTGGACGAAGCTCCATCAGCATATAAAAATATTGATAAAGTTATGGCAGATCAAGCTGATCTCTGTAACATTGAAGTCGTGTTGACACCGATACTTTCTATTAAGGGGTAGTGACATGGATCTTAGAGAATTTTTTACATTACAATCTATACTAAACAAATTCGTTGGGTTTGACGAAAATAAGTTTAGAGCTGCGTTTTCTGATTGCAGTCCGCAGAAAGCTCTGGGGGAAATTGATTATGAGGAAAGTCTGCTTGAGGCTGGCCGATGGATCGACGACTTCCTTAAAGCGATGAGTAGTGAGATCGAAGAGCTACGAGATTGCACGTTCTGGAAGCACTGGTGCTCTGAGGCCCAGGATGGTGAGCGTTATAAGATTAAGAACGTGACATCAGCTCGTAATGAAGTGATTGATATGCTTCATTTCTGGATCTCATTGGCCCAGGTGGTCGGCATGACGCCGGAGATGGTTGAGGAGATGTACCGCAAGAAATTAGATAAGAACATCAGACGACAAGTTAATGGTTACTCAATCACCGAGAAGGATCTGGCTTGGAAGATATATAAGGATGAAAATCCAAAGGATCATCCGCAGAGTGTTTGTCCAGACGCGGAAAGCCTGGAAGATCTGCCGGACACCATTCAACTCTATTATCTTGCATTGGCGAAAAGCAAACTGGCTGAACAGAAATCAAAAGTCGACGGCTACTCAGTCGAAGAGAAGGATCTGGCTTGGAAACTATTTAACCGGCACGAGTATGTCAATCCAAAGATACAGTCACTGGAAGATATGTTGGAAAGTGATCGGATGTTTTGGTTGAATCAGGCAAGGGATTTATTGAAGTCTGAAAATCTGTGTGACACTTGTGTCCACAACGAAAATGATTGTAGTATGGCTGTTGGAAAAACGCATAGCTGCTCACGGTATCACAAGAAGACTGTGATTTCCAAAGTACACTTTACTCCAACCGTAGCTGATGACGTAATACCTACTTGCTCAAAGTGTCGTCGGCCCTGCACTGCTGGATATGCTATGACTGGCGAAGGGCCTGTCTGTGGAAGATGTGTGTGAGGTAGTGACATGATTAAATGTAAAGAACATTCAAGATATAAAGCTAAAGGAATGCCGAGAAGCAATTGCGATGTCTGCTGGGGTATGTGGCTTGTTACAGAGATGAAAAAAGCTATGAGGCATAAAACATGAAGTGTCCAAAATGTGGATCTCAAATGACGCAAGGTGCTCCGCACTATGAAGGATATATTTATCAGTGGGAGTGTCATAGCTGCGGACACATAATCGGCGTAGGATCTGAACCTGAAAGTGAGAGTGAGTGACATGAATGAATTTCAAGGCTATATGAGAGCAACAGTTTTTGCTGAAAAACGTGCAACGTATCCTGGGTGGGTTCAACCAAAACATAATGGCGTTCGCTGTATAGACGATGGAGTGACAGCCTGGACTCGCGAAGGCAATGTCCACGCACCGCACATCCAAAAGTTACTACGTGAACGATATGGTGTTCCGCCGAAAGGCTGGGTGCGTGACGGTGAGTTGGTTTTGCCCAGACATGATTTTAGTTTTCAGAAAACCCAGAGTGCTGTTGCTGCGGAGAATGAAAATAGTCACTTGCTCCAGTATCCAATTTTCGATATACACAACAATCATGCAGGTGGGTCGACCTTTAAGAATCGAATGAAGAAAATAGAGATTCTTACGCCGACGATGTTGGTCGAAAGTTACGAAGAAGTTGATTATTGGTATGATGTTTTTCTGGAGCAGGGTTATGAAGGTTTGATCTTCCGGACTGACTCACCATATATATTTGGCTCGGCGGGTCGATGTTTAATGAAGAAAAAGCCGATTGACTCTGCTGAGTTTATCATCGTCGATGTGTGGCAAGGCAAGGGAAAGAATGTAGGCGTGCCGACGTATAGACTTGCTCGGCCCGACTATCCGCCGTGGGAACCTGGGACAAAGGCCACTAAAAAGAACACGTTTGGGGCAGTACCAAAGGGCACCTATGATGAAAAGAAAGCCTTGTGGCTTTTACACGGCGACGGATCAGTTGTTGGTAAGCCCTACACCGTCGAATTCGCAGATCTTTATGATTCAGGCGTGCCACAATTTCCAATTGGTATTTGCGTTCGAGATTATGAGTGATCTACCCTACGACAAAATGTATGCGTTGCGGCATGGAGTAACCAACAAGATCTGGCGGGTTTGTGAGGGTTGGTGGTTGTTTAAGTCTGTAGCCGACATGAAAAGAACCTGGAATGAGATGAAAAAATGTGGTTGTGTAGGCTCGGAATTCGAGGAACACACGATAATCACGATCCAATTATCCGAAGTCCGATAATAGAATTTTATTTTCTCATTTGCATATTCCAGAATATGTGTTATACTATAAGTAGTGAGAGAGAACACTAAACTGGAGAATGAGATGGAAACAGTAACTATAAAGATCAACTGGAATAGCGAGATGTCAATCAGCCTCGCGGAGGAAGCCAAAAAGAAACTGGAGAATGCTGGCTGGACATTGATAAACGACGTCGGTGGGATGGTCGAATCAGCTCTGGTCTATGCAAATTTGAGGAGTGCAAAATGAAGAGCTGTGCAAAATGTCATCAAGCCTGGGAATTCAGACCGAGAACAGATGAACAAGGTAGGGCTATTTGCCCGCATTGCGGATACGTTGCAGGTGAATCGCTCGTGCCGTCCGCTTGGGCCTGTGAAGAGTGTGCGAATACTATACTGGATCACGGCGGAGATGACCGGCCCATCTGTGAAGAGTGCGGGTCGCAAATGTCGTGTCTAACCGCGAAGCCGTCCGGCGTTAGTGGTGCTGGCACTAATGATCTGGGTTTGGAGATGGGTTTAGAATTGTTGATGGAAGCCCAGGAAGCGGATCTGAATCTCGGTTCTGAGCTGTTGAGGGATGCACAGGAAGACGTGTAGTAAAAAGAAAAAATCTTACTATATATATGTAGTAGAGGAGACATTATGGGAATGACACAGGACAATAAAATAGATATGGAAGGTGACGTACTCGGCGATCAAAATATCGATGAGCCTAATAGAATGACGGAGAAGAAGTGTGCTCATAAAATAAATATGAGGGGCCACGGCGATCCTTGGTGTGTGTTGTTTCGTAAAGTCGCCAACTGCGAATTGTGTTTTGGCGTTGGAGCGGGTACTAATCATCGCAAGATCAAGGTACTTGGTGACTTGCACGTAGGCTCTGACAAACGCGAACGATATATGAAGATTTACGGCGGGACGTCTGAGCCTGCAAGGCTTAACTATAATAACATGGTGCAGAAATTGATCGGTCGGCCTGGAGTGACATTGCTGCACGACGAATTTATAATCGATCCGGAAGAGTGGGTTTCACCTTTTACCGAGGGCGAGTTGGTGACATATAATGATCAGTTGGCCCGCGTCATTAAGATCGTCGGCCCTGTAGTCAAGATCAGGCTGCAACGGCGAGATTACCCGAAGCATCTTGACGTCATGGATTGGGATATTAAAAAACGGAGTGTTAAAAAGTGGGTTAAGAAACAATTGAGGAAATTATGGCACAAGGTTTGAAGTATCCAAAAGAAGTGCCGAACGCGGTTAAAATTACGGTGGGTTCGGAGTCAATGGTTGTTCACGATACACTGGCAGAGCTTGTGATTCACCCATACTTCGGGTTCTGGGGTGTCGATGAGATCCTGAAAACACGACTTGGCTCTGGGCCCCAGCTTGCGGTTATTCGGACGTTGGAGTCTTATCCTTCTATGGGTGAGGCCAAAGCCTATATTGAAGGATTCATGGCCGGTAAAAAGATCGAAAAAATCCGGAATGACGGTGGGTTGCCTTTTCAGTAAGTCCGATAAAAGGGTGGGTTGGTACTGCATATTATCGGACTTACCCACCGTCCCTATAATATTTTCGTCTGCAAGTTCATTATCGGACGTCACTATGTTGCGTCGTTACTATAAAAAGTATACTACAATTATCTGTAATTGCAAATAATTTTATTTTTTATTTGCATCCTCTCTACTATGGTGTATACTTTAATTAGAGAGGATGTGAAATTATGAATATCAGCTTTAAGACAGAAGAACAAACATATAAAATGATCAACGTGATCAAGAAGAGCGGCCCTGGCGGCAAGTCTTTTATTGAGGCTGGTGTGCTCTTCAATCAAAAAGTGTTGACGGCCTGTGGCAAAATTCATGCAGCACTATTGCAGTTGTCAGACGAGGAAGCTGAGAAGTTTAAGTCCGATAACAAAGAATTCTTCGACGGCTTTGCCTGGGTATACTACATGGATTGGAAGAAACAAAAAGCCAAAAGCTGTGCTCATCTGCTGGATGTATATAGTATGCTAAATGTCAAGCTGGGCATTCAAGATTTTGTTGGTGAGACATTCTACGCGGGCATACCCTTGACGACGGCTGCGGAAGTCAACGAAGCAATCCAAACTTGTCAAGTAGCCGAAGATGGGGTGACACCGATTGGCCCAGAAGACGCGGGTTTGATCATGCGAAGATCGGGATCGACGGCCAATTACATAAGACCGATAAATATGGCGAATTCGAGCCCTGGTCTGATAACAATGACATCTACAGCGACGGCACAGGCGTAACCAAGGCGGAGATGGACGCCATAATTGAGGCTGAGAACAAGACCGATACTCCGTGCGTGACTTGTAAATGGACGACGTTAGGTTGTGCCAGTCAGTGCGATGAAGGCTGCGGAGCACACGAAAAAATATGATCCTAATAGTTTTAATATTTTGTTGTTTGTATCGCTCTGATATACCCTATCCGACGACATGGGTTTTAATTAGAACGCGTATATTAACCCCGTGGCGTTCAGCAAGGCGGGCCGGTCTTGCACGCTGCGTCTGTGGTTGGGGATGAACAGGTCACGATCCCGCTCGTCGGCGGAAATTTATTTGAGAATTAATTTGCATCTCGGCGATTCTGTTGTATACTTTAAGTAGTGCGAGACAGAATTATTGAGGAGATTAAAAATGCGAATTGACACTGTAGAAACCAAAGTTTACAAACTCGGCGAATTATCGGACGATGCAAAGCAGGCGGCAATTGACAAACTGCGAGAAAGCTGTCACGATTATGAGTGGTGGGAATACATCTATGAAGACGCCAAGGAAATCGGCAAGCTCATAGGTATTGACATCACCAATATTTACTTCTCCGGCTTTTCGTCAAAAGGCGACGGTGCCTGCTTTGAAGGTAGCTACGAATATAATAAAAATAGTGTTGCTCTTGTCAAGGAATACGCTCCCAAAGATGAAGAGCTTCACCGGATCGTTTCTGAGTTAGCTGCTCACCAGCGGAAACGTCTCTATCAAATCCGTGCTTCCGTCAAGCATTCCGGACACTATCAGCACCGGTTCTGCACTAATATTAGCGTCGACTTTGAAAGCTGGTTTGGTGGTGACTCCTATGATAGCGAAGTTGAAGCCGACGTGATCGAGCTGCTGCGGGATTATATGTACTGGATATACAAACAGTTGAACGCAGAAAGCGATTATATGATGAGCGACGAAGCGATTACAGAGACAATCGAAGCGAACGAATATGAGTTTACTATTGACGGTGAATTGTATTTATAGTAGGGGTGACATGCTAACTAAGAAGACCGACAAAATTCAATGGTATAATATCAGGAAACGCGGTGAACGCGGCTGGACGACTTACGAGCTGACAGATGGACAAGCTAACAATCTAAAGTCTTGTTATGAGAAGACAGGCCCACATAAATCGCTGATTGTTTGCATGATAAAAGCTAATGAGGGGAAGTGACATGGAAAGCGGGTCTGGGCAATGGTGGCGGTTACAGATTTTGAAACCAAGGTGAGACCTGAATCGCAGGGCGGCAAGTGGCTGCTGGCCCAGAAGATGGTTATTTTGAAAATATTATAATTTCTATTTGCATCTGCTGGATTCTGTTGTATACTTTAAGTAGTGAGAGAGAAAGTTAAAATTGAGGAGATTGAAAATGGCAGAATTTGTAGAAGGCAGATTAAACGGTGATTACGGTGAAAAGATGGTGGCTTTGGCCCAGAAGATCGAGGAGCAGACCCAGCAGCGGCTGCGGGATGACGATCTGGCTTGTCAAGCAAATTTAGATAACGCCAAAACATATATCAGGATCGGCAAGAAGTATGATAAGATCGACATCGGCGGTTCCGGAAAACTCATGGTCGAACGCGAGACCGGAAACATCTTCGGGATCAAGGCTTACGGCAAAATCCACCGAGGTCATTTTTTTGGCACCCTGGACACTATCGACGATTGGTACTGGGGCGAATACCGTCCGATAACCGTCGAGCAGAATTCAAAGCGAATTCGGATCAGGTTCAAAGGATAATTTTCTGAGAATTAATTTGCATCTCGGTCAATCTGTTGTATACTTTAAGTAGTGAGGAGATTAAAAATGGATTCAGATAAAAGACCTGTAAGATATTTGGAATGTGGTTGCTGTGGTTATTTTCACAAAGAAAGTTTTACTGGCGATTGTAGAAATGACGATGCACGATATGGTCTTGATGATCTGGACGGTGTTGATATAGATTTAATTATAGCCCTGGAGAATTAAAAATGTACGAATGTCAAGAGATAACAAAAAGTAGTCATCCTACCGAATGGGCTTTAATCCTAAAATGCTTTCCTAACTATCGCAAGCGTAAAGCTAATTTGATAATGACCGAACGGACTACAATGTATGGTCGATATTGGAGTGACGGATCAATCAGTCGCTATGCTATCGTGGCCCCTGGTGGGGAAATAACACAAGTACCAAATCGCAACGACTATCCGTTTACTACTCCGGACGAAGAAACCGATCTGACAGACGGCACGCAAGTTGTGCAGTGCGGTGTGTTCTGCGGAAAACCTGGACAGGCTTATTTATACAGGGGGCCAAAATGAATCTGACATTTACAGAATACAGAAGCAAAGTATTGAAGACAATGTCCACGAAATTCGACATGAATTACATCGTCCGGATGCCAGGATTTTCGACTTGGCGATCAGATAACATCTGTGCGAATCACTGGAAGCTCGCTGTTGAAGTCTTTGAATGTGTGCTCGCGATGGAGCTGTACTATGTTGGCGAGCTTATGGTTCACCCGATCAAGTGTGATCAGTGCAATCAAAGCATGGCGGAAGAGGCTTATGTTCACGCGACGTGCAATAAGTGCCGTGTACATAATTTGGATAAGCTGGAAGCAAAAATGAGATCGAGGAAGTGACATGGCTAAAAAAGAAATGCGATTTGCAGAGTATGAAGAGAGAATCCTTGGCTTGCCCAGTATCGTGCTGCGTTATATCATCAAAGACGCGAAGGAAGCAATGGAGCTTAATCCGGACAGTGAGAACAACAGCTATTACTCCGATGAGATTTTGCTTTGTAATCAGGAAATATCTCGGCGATTAAAACCGAAAAATAGACACGAACGTTATGACGAATTTCATTCTACACTAACAGAGATCGCTGTTTGTCTAAAGAACGCCGGATATAGTAGTGGTGGTATGATCGACGATCTGAAAGACTTAATCAATGACGCAAAACGACCTGCAACTGAGGAAGCTGAGGGTGTCGACTTTCATGCAAAGTATGAAGAGCTGGTTGAAGCGATTCTGCTATGGGCAAAGACGCCTGGAAATCACGGCGGAAATCCTTATTGCCATAGCTTTATGAAATTGGTTCCCTGGAAGGATAGGAAGTGACATGAAAGAACGAACGCAAATATGGACACAAGGTGACATTGCCGAAGTGAAGCAAGGCTGGGATTGTGCTGGCACTATATTTACTGTCCTGGGGCCTGCTGTATTTCTCAAACAGTGGTGGGTTCCTGTAGACGACATAGCAGAAGACGATCCGACGTTCTTCAAAGAAGCTGCGTTAACTTTGATCGAGCCCAAACGAGATGGTAGGAAAGCCGCAACCGGATCAGCGTTTCCTTATCGTTTGTCAAACGCGGCAAGAGATAGACTCATCGTGAATTTTCTTACAACTGGATCGAGCACACACAGCTCAGCGGGAATGTGTTTAGGTGTGCTGCTTGAATACTGTCATAAAAAGCAGATCAATTTCAGATTGATCAAAGTGAACCACGGTTATTTTTTGAGGAAGAGCTGAAATGTGGAAATTAGTGTATATGACTAAGAAGTGGTACGCAGTGAAGTACGACTGCTCAGAAGATTTACTGCTGGAGATAGAGGATGCAGTCTTCGAGCATGTGAACCAAGGAACAATCGTGGCCCTGGCTGACGATCTTGAGTGGTTCGCCGATGAGATGAGCCTTGATGTAAACGACATTATTCAAGTGGAGCGAGAGTGACATGGATACAGTATATAGAATATACACCGAAGCAACCGAAGTGATCCGGATTATGAATTACGTCGGCGAATACTTTGAAGGCTTTACTATGTTCGGCGGCACTGGGCATTGGCGGGGCCGTCGAGAAAACTGTCTTGTAATCGAGATCATCTGTCACGGTCATAGTGAAGACAGAGTCAAGGTCTTGAAGATTGCTTCCTGGATCAAATCAACTTTCAAACAAGAATCTGTGGCTGTCACTGTATCACAAGTGAAAGTCTATGTTGTGGGGAAATCATTATGAAGTATACACGATTCGAGCAGAAGACTATAGATAAAGATTATTTAAGAAGTCACGAATTATTTCATACGCTGGTTCGATGCCGGTGATGAAGCATTCGACGAAATGCTTGTACAACTCCACGTGCTGGCTTCCCACGGCGGCTACACTGGCTTCACTAATTGTGCGGCTCCGATGGTCATTGATCATCTGTTCCGGGAAAGCCTGGGACGTCATGGCGTCCTATTCTAAAGAAGAGCTGGTATAGTGGTGTTCCAGATGATGTAGATACGATCTATCCTACATTCAAAGACTCGTGGTTTACGTTCGCCAAGTGTCACTACCTACTAAATAAACCGGAAGGCTACGAGCTATATTTACCTCACGAGAATCTGGTGCCTGCATTCCTGGGTGTAATGGCCGACATCATGGAGCAATTGAAGAGTGAATTTTCAATACCACTACTGGCAAACTATATTCAGTATTTTGTAATCGGCCATCCTTTTAAGGCAATCAACTTTTCAATCTGCATGGCTCAAGTGAATGCTTTGTTGTATTTGGCCGGATTTGATCCGATCTATCACGAACACCTGGACTTTGCTTGTTTCGTTTACGACTACTATCGTATTGAAGCAATCTTTAAGGAGCTGGTGACATGAGACACGTACCAATCAACAAGGCACGGATCAGAGTAACCGCGAAAAGCCACCTGACAGATAAGCAATATTATGGCGGGCCTAATCTAACACCTACAGACAACGCGACGATCAGCAATATTCTTTTGCTGTGCTTTGGCAACTATAAATTTGAAGTGCCGCCTGTTCAGTGGGGTTTTGAAGCCTGGGCCAACTATATTGGCTGGAAAGAGGCCCCGATCTCGAAAATAATTTCAGAATAAATTTGCATTTTCCTGAATATGTGTTATACTTTAAGTATAGAGGAGAATGAAAAATGACAAGAAAACAATTTGAGGCAATAGCAAAGATCATTAATACAGAGAGCTTTCCGAGGTGAAGACCAATTAGATCGAATTTCTAAGAAGCTGGCCGATTTGACTTTGGACGATTTATGAAAGCATGTGGAGTGCCTGATGA